GTCGGACAAAAGATTATTAAGCCACCCGGGATTAACCCCCCCGGGATCGTCAGAGATGGTGTTAACCTCCCTCTTTGGAGTTTTATATTCCAAAGAGGTGATACAACATGTTTGGTAAATTACTTGGGCGTCCATAAAGTTAGACTTTTGGTTTTATCCAAAAGAGCTTTATGGAGTTTGTCTAGTAGTCTAGCTTGCGCTCGAAACCGCTTTCTCTTTAGTGGGACATATGTCTCATCTAAAGTAAAGTCAGCTTCGAACGTTGATCCTCAGTCAATCGGACTGCTTGGGTCGCGCTCGAACTCAGAAATGAGTTCGTCCACGCCCCAAAGCCTCTCTAACTTATTGTTTAGAACAATAAGTAAGGGATGCATCAGTCTGGTTGACAGGGAATCAGATAGTCCTAAAACCGAAAGAGAGATAGGTTTCCCCCTGTTATCAGAAGAACCCATGAGCCTTTTCTTCTTCTCACGTTTTGGTCCCGTTGTAAAACGGTCCCAGAATGTGGGCTCGAAGATAAGTCCATGGAGCTCCATGATACGCTCCTTCTTCTTGGCAAGGTCGTCAATGACGACCTTACCCAATTCCTCGTGGTATTGTGAAAAATCAATACCGCTTCAAGGACCCGACATGACCCCTTTAAATAGGGGGTGCCGACCTTCAAGTTGGCGATAGCCGACGGGGGAAAGGGCAAGAATTAGGAAGCTGGTGCGGTCTTTAAGATTCTTAAAGACACAGCCAGCCAGGGTCTCTCATGAAACTGGAGTAAGGTTAACACCAATATTCTCTAATCCATTTCGTAAAGCTAATGTCTCCTTTATGGGATCCATTAACCACGATTGAATTAGATCGTATTGGATCGGTGTAATCTCCTTTCCATCCAAGAGTAATCGCTTAGCGATTTCTCCTGATGGAGGGAAATTATCCCCTGGTACTCATTCAAATGTCTTCTCCTTAGAGTAGGTTACTCCAAGAAGTTCAAGATGTTTGATGTACCTGTCTCTTACCGCCGTGTTGAAAATGGCCACGTCATCGCCGAGAACTACGTAATCCAAGAAGGGTTGTTTTAACCCTTCTTGGAATGCACAGAACTCGATGAAAGCGTGATGTGTGAGGGCGAAAACACTCCATGAGGACCAAAGTCCCATGGGTTGTCCGCACTCATACCTAACCATTTTCCCTCCCGGGATTTGGAAGTCCCGGCAGGTCATAAGGGAACGCCAAGTCTCTCCTATCTCCTTACCTCATTTACCACTAATGAGCGACTCCTGTACTTGTACAGGAAATCGATCAGTAGCAGTTGATAAGTCAAGGAAGTGGAGAGGACTTCCGATCTTCATGTGATGTCGAGTTTTCTCGACAATACTACGTTGATCGTAAGTTCCATCTGTTCTTAACTGACTCAATCACCTCATCGTGGTCTTGAACAGACCATGAAGGGATTCTTGGGATCAGTAATCCCCAATTGCCACCTGACGAGTTTTACCCCCCGCTTCTGGAATAAATCCCAGACGTGAGTGGATCAACTTGTCTTTTGGGCAATTAGGGAGCCAGGATGAGACCTTTCCTTGAAACTCGTGTAATAAATCGGGGCTGGTTAGCCCCATTCATTTCACTAGGATCTTGTGAAAGTTCTCATCTTGGTGAACTGAAACTGCGTCTAAATGACTCGTCACAAGGGCATGACCATTTGGTCCTGCCTTAGTTGTTGAGTGATAGTCGCGGTTTCAAGATAGACTTGGATGTGAAAACTTCTTCATCCATTCCTGGACGAAGGAGTCTCATTTCTCTCTTTCTATCCATTGTTCTACAGGTTTAGTACAGGGAGTAGTAATACTCTCGGTATCTAAATTGGGAGGAAGATGAATCTCTAGGTATAACTTAGTTATAGTTAGAGCTATCCTCTTCATCCCATGATCTCCGGTAAGAAGAGGGAGTAAGGGTTTTAAAACCCTTGGTCTCCTTTTCTTATCGGATTTCCTGAAGGCAATGGGCTTAAAGGGCCTCCCGAAGGCGATATTAATCGCAATCAGGTGGTAACCTTTAAGGGTTTCTAGGGCTTTCTTCTTCCCCTCGTTTCTCACGAGGAGATCAATATGCTTACTATAACCGACTAGGACTTTGTCCAAGTTATTTACAGTACATGTTGATTCAGAGGATAAAACTACCTCTAACAGGCTTAATAACCTCTTAGTTCGGTATGTTTTTGATTCTGAAAAGAAAGTACGTATTGCATGATTATGTGATATATTATTACTTAAATGTAATGTATGTTTCTTAATTATGTGATGCGTCATCTTAGATATGATTATCATAGATAGTCTTGTCTTGATGTCTAGATCCAGAAGGATTGCGTTCCCATGTGTTGCCACACGGTGCCACTAGACACCTATGAGTTCTCCCCTACCAAGGGGAGACCAAAGGGGTTCTAGTAAGTAAGAGAATACTACCCTTAC